CTGATCCTGAGCAGCAGCACTGGCTTTGTATGGGTCAGACTCTTTATACTGCTGTAGGACATTAGATATATTAGATGCTTCATTCTCTATGCTTTTACGTTTTTTATAGATGGACTTTAGTGTAGTCCCATCAGCATATGTGATAGTCCAGTCTCTTGATTTGCCAGTTATCTCATAGTCTGTAGGATCTTTTGGCAGCTTACCTGAGGATAGCATTTCAGTAATCCCAGGAATGTTCTTCTCAGCACCTGCACCTGTTGATCCACCAGCTATCTGTTCTAGGAAGGGTGCATAATCAGCTTCTGTTAAACCCTCAGGTGCAGTAGGTAGACCTTTAGAGGGGTCATACTCAGGTTCTACAGGTAATTCAGGACGAGGTAATACAGGACCAGGTAATGCAGGACCACCTGTAAAGTCACCTGGCTGTTTAACAGGCTGAGATGTGTCTATACCCATATCAAACCCACCAGTAGTGTTAGGTACATTATAGGGAGCTATTTCAGCACCTGTAGATGGGTTAGTTGATTGACCTTTATTAGCATAATAGGCATCTAATGCAGTATCATAAGACTGAGAGTAACCTCCCTGTGCGTCTTTGATGAAGTATTTACCACCTTTACCGACTACATTACCACCATCAGCATAGCCCTGCTTCTTAGCATAACCACCATTAGCCATACCAATACGCTTCTGAGCTAGTTCAGCCATCTTACCTACACGTGCTGCAGCACCCGGCTGGGATGCCAAGAACTTAGCCTGCTCATCTGCTTGCATACCCTTCATTTCAGGTATAATCTTACCCATCTGTTCAGGAGTGAAACCTGCAAATCGTTTAGCCATTATAATAGTCCTTATTAATTACCTATCTTCATCCAGATTGCAGCAGCAATGAAGGTGAACACAGTAATAGTAGTAATTTTTACAAATGTATTCCATACACTCTGTCTTGTCTGACGCCATGTATCAAGCAAACTACGTATCTCACGCACGTCTACAGCAGCCGTTTCATCATGTAGACCTAACTCACGCAGGACTAACTTAGCCCCGCGCTTAGCTGCACGATCTAGCATATCTTCTAGATCTTCAGGAGATAGTTTTACTTCACTCATAGTTTAACTCATAATTGTTTTAAAGTAAAGTCATATTACGGTTTAACAGGCCAGTTTGCTTCTTCCAAGTTAGGCCAGTTAGAGTGAGAAGTAATGTCACGTAGAGCCTGACGATACGCTGTCATAGCATCTGTCATTGTTACATCTGACAAAGCATAGAAGTCTGTCTCAGCAAGTAAACTAGCTCTTGTGTTACGATGTACGTCAGCAGTAGTGGCATCTATTGTAGCTTGATATGCAGCTTCATGCTCTGCCTTGGTAATTGTTACACCATCCTCTGTGGTGTCCGTAAACAGGTCACGAGCAACGTATTTCTCTATCCAGTTGCCATTTGCATCTTGCTCAACACCATCACGTACAGACATTTGATATGCTGTAGTGGTAGCAGCAGGACTACGTAGCACTGCATCTATATTAAGTGCATCTAGTACATTACTGTTCCACACTTTAGGTAAAGACATATTAGGATTAGCTGCTCGCCACTGTCCTTGTGTTTTAACTTCACCTGTTGTTCTATTTCTGTATTCACTCATTAGATTGATCCTTTCATATGAGTTTGATTGTTATGCGATTGCGTAGAAGATATAGGTTGCACCGTTGGTATTTATTTCCGTTGCAGGATGTTGAACTACTGTAAATCCAGAACTATCTGGGTCTATGTAATCACCACCAGACACTTGAGCCGCATTAGAGTGAAGGGTTAGATATGCGTCTGAACCCGAAACTATTCCACGTTCTGTATCAAAAACAAACCATTCACCTGTGCCACTAGTACGCTTAATTAAAACGAACCTAGCTCCTGAAGAAAAACCACAATCGATAGTTTGTGTATCTCCCGTGCTGCTGCCATTCCCAGTATAACTCCCCACCTTGGATATGCCATCTAGTGAGGCGAATAGATAGGCTATGTAGTTGTAGCCTGATCCATTTACCCAAACATCACCTTTTAATGTAAAGTTGGCAGCAGTCGGTGCTGTATTGTTAAACATATTTGATGCGGCAGCTGCGTTAGTAGAGTGCAGCATTAGTATTTTATCTTTTGTTGTAGGTTCCGTGTATACAACCCATTCGTCAGATCTGCCTCTATTTTTAACCCACATCATTTCAGGTGCAACACCAAGGTTATGGCTTAAAGTTCTATCTGATCCTGTACCCTTGAATGTCACTACGTCACAGAAGTTAGGCGCACGTTTCCACATCCATGAGTAAATAGCACCGTTCCAACCTGCATCACTACTCCATCCGTCCTGAAAGTCAAACTTGTAAGACGAAACAGTATCTTCTGTACTGGTGTCGTTGGTCCTTAACCATTTAGTGCCTGTCAACCTAGATACAGCAGCCCAGTTTGCAGAACTATTTGTTTGCTTCCGCAGGGCGAAGTCAACAGGAAAGCCTGAAATATACAGTGGTGGATTGTTAAAACTTCCACTATCTTCGTTATCAATCGCAAACACATCAGTCGCACTCGTAGGCTCAGCAGTAGGGCGGCGTATGGCTACGTAAATGTAATTGCCGCCAGAGGCGTTGTAACTAGGGCCACCTGTATCCATTTCAAAACCTGTTGGCGTTAAATGTTGCTGCCAATACGGCCCGCCTAATTCTTGGTTTTCATATTGTGTTACATTAGCCTTTAACATAGAACTATATGAGGTAGCAGGATAGCTAGTGAAACCTCGCATATTATCAACAATATACCAAGAATTTGCGCTATCCACACGTTTAGTCAATAACCACTGAGGTTCAAATCCAAGATCAACAAAGTGACCAGCAGCACCCGTACCAGTATAACTACCACACTTGATAATATCAGCATTACCCTTAGGGCCGAACTCACCGTCACCATCATTGTGTGCGAATAGGTAGGCAACGTAGGTTACATTGTTTGTGTTGCAACTGTCTGAAACTGTAAAATGGGTGTCGGTTGGGGCTGTATTAGCCCATAGTGCAGTGTAAGTGCTCTTTGCGTTAGTTGAGTTTAACATAATGTAACCGTTGTCACCAAAGCCTCTATGCCAAGTGTGCCAGTTATCTGCTACGCTAGTCGCTCTAACTACCATCATACCAGGGGCAGAACCTAAGTTATGGCTGATGTTCTGTGTATTTGAAGGGCCATTCCCAGTATATGTCACTATATCAAAGAACTTTTTGGCCTTTCCAAATGACCAAGATGCGAAGTCTCCGTAAGAAGTACCATTTACATCTGCATATGTACCAAGAGAAAAGCCGTTAAAATTAAAAGAAGTTAATCCTCCAGAAGTGTTTTGCTGCTGCCCTGTTGAGTTTGTTTTTAGTGCTTTATTTACACCTCTTTCAGTATCAAAAAGGTGATGTTCTCTCGTGGAACTTCTAGATTTGATCCACACCAGACCACCTGAGCCTACCTCTTCAACAAGAGGCACATTAGCTTGGCTTGTGACTAATGGTATAGTTTGACTTGTTAGATTACTGCCTGAGTTCATCGTATCACTGGCAGAATTAAAAGATATGCTTACATTGTTATAACCTGTTGTAGTGTTAGTTAATGAAGTACTAGTAATTGTAAAGCCACCTGTAGTAGGTGCAACACCTAGCACAGACTCTGTAATATCAAACTCTGAAAACTTACGGATCTCAACTTGCTGATTATCTTGCTTCGTAAAATAAAACAACGAGCTAGACCCAGCGTGTATTTCTAACGCATCTGTATAATTTGGAAGTTGCACCTTCCTTGAGTTTACAACACTAAGACTTGTATCAAACTCCATAATAATATGCTGTGTATTTGACCCGTCATTACCACTAGAAACACATATAATATTATTACCAAACTTTGTTATAGATTTAGCACTAATGTTATTGTTACTAACAGAGTTAAAGTAGTAACGTTTAGATGTAACGTGTGAGCCATCATCCATATCAAACTTTGAAATATAATTAACATAGGTTGTGTTACCACCAGAACTATTTACACCATACCAAAGACAATAAAGCATGTTATCACTTGGATCATAGTACTGCTGACCTGGACTCATATACCTAGAACTGTATTGAGTACTAGAACCATTACTATGTGAATGTCGTGTAATATACTCTGAACTTTGTAAGTTAGATGACAGTTTAGTAAACACCCAACCATTCGTACTATTACCTGAATTTTGATCACTTGTAGTGCTAACTAAAATAGGTTCGTTGTCTGATTGTGGAATCAGCATATGCCTTTGTGTGTATTGGCCTAAATCCACACGGCGTGATGTAACCTCTGTAGCAGGAGTTGTGTCACTGTTTATAAATAGTGACGTTCCATTTTGTTTTCCTACCCAGTATAAATTATTTCCAGATTGCAAAGCGTTGCTAATGTTTGTACTTGTAGAAGAATTATTAGCGTTAGACAGTATAGTGCCGGTGTCTTTATCAATAATGTTAATACGGGTCTGACTATTTGTTCCTGCAGGAGTCCAATATACTACAACATTACCTGCAGAGTTAAATAAAATATCGGCAATACTTGCATATTGAGGCGATCCAGTATCTTGTACTCTGTAACTCCATACTTGTGATCCAGTAGAAGAAAACTTAGTTATTACATTTTGTTTATAGTTATTTGCAGTGTTTCTAAAAGTAAGTGATGCATAAAAAGCACCCGAAGAATCTTCAATAATTTTACCAAGGGTATACTGTTCCGCACCATACTGACCTAGTTGTGCAGTCGTAAAGTAATTTAATCCAATAGACGTATATCCTACAGTTGTATCTGTTGTGTTAAGGTTAATTCCACCGCCAATACTTCTAGAGGCACTGTTTCCTTCCCACAAATTAGTTCTGAACAATCCATCTACGTCAAGGCCAGCACCACCCACACCAGAGGCAGCATTTAATACAATTTTACTAGTAGTCATAGTTTATTACCCCAGTGCCTGTCCAAGCGTAAATCCATAATAGGTTGTACCACCGTCAACTGTCATAAAACCAAACACGTCTACACCTGCACTAGTAGCAGTTATTGTTGGTGCAGTAGCACCCGCCCAGTCAACGCTTGAGGGCCATGTAATTGTTCTTGCTGAACTATCCTGTGTTATCTTTAAGATAAACGCAGATGCTCTGCCTGATGCTGCAGGGTTACTGAATGTGTATGTTACGTTTTCGGATAGTGTGTGTGTAAATACATTACCATCACGTAGGTTAATCGTAGCTGCATTTGAACTAGATGTAATGGCAGTACTTTCCTCAACAGTTCCGTTGTCAAATGAAACAACTCCGTTGCTGTCTGCAGTCACAACTTTACTTGCTTCTGATAGACCTTCTGTAGTTACGTCTGTTCTATTAAGATCAGCAACTGCTCCTGTATAACCCACTAACTTATTTAGCTCTGCTGTGCTGACAGTAGCCCCGTCAAGTATCTGCACTTCAGCCTGAGTTAAATCAGCTAACGCAGATGCTGTTGTGCTTGCCATGGTTGCAAGCTCTGTAAGCTCAGCGTCTAGGGCTTGTTTAGCATCTAATTGCGTTTGAATGCCAGAGGTGACACCGTTGAGATAACCTACTTCTGTAGCGTCTACACTTGCAGGCCATACTGGTAAGTTAGCATCATAGCCTTGTACAGTAGCACCAATGTCTGTGTCAACTACTACATTACTTCCCCCATTCTGCAGTGTACCTGTAAAGTTAGAAGTTGTAGCATCAAGCTTAGCAGTATCCGCATCAAAAGGCTGAATACCTGCTTCTGATAGAGTGTTGTTTATCCATCCAGAGCCACTATATTTAAGTATCTCTCCTGCACCTATGGAAGAAATAGTTACATCTGTTAATGCACCTACTGTGGAAACTAAAGCTGATTCCTTAGCAAGAGGAATACCCCCTTGTGTAGAACCATCGTGTACGACTATTGTATTCTTTGTTGAATCAATAGTAATTTCGCCAGCAGCACCAGTGAATGAGGAATGCTCACTAGTAGTACCACGGCGGCGTTGAATTTGTGTTGACATTTATAATGCTCCGTAATCTGCCGTTGACGTAGGTGAGTTGTTGATGAAGCCATAATCCCCTACAGTAGCACCAACTACAGCAGCTAACTGTGCAGTACTATTATAGCTATCTTCAGCCTTAGCGGCGTAATGTAATGCAGAAAAACCAGTAGTAGAACTATCAGAAAGTGTGAACTGGCTATCTTCTGCGTTAATAGCAAGCTTCTGTGCGTCTGCTGCACTAGATGCTGCTGCAGTTGCTGAACCTAGAATACCATCTACATATGTTTTATTAGTGAGGTCAGAACCTGTAGTTGGAGCACCAGCACCTGTAATCTTGCTGCCACCCATAGCAATAGCACCAGTCATGGTTCCACCAGCTAAAGGTAACTTAGTTGCGATACTGCTTGTTAGAGTAGTATAAACATTGTTATCATCGTTGATAGCTGCAGCAATCTCATCTAACGTATCTAGTGTAGCAGGAGCACCCGCAATCAAGTTAGCTATTGATGTATCTACATAATTTTTTGTTGCAGCCTGTTGTGCACTAGACGGATCAGTAACGTTATTAAGGGTTGTGTTAGTAAAGTCTGCGCCACCGTTAACTGTTAAGTCACCACCAATAGTAACATTACCTGTAGTAGTGACACTATCTATGTAGCTATCTTTCCAGTAAGCTGACGAGCTACCCAAGTCAAACGAACTATCTGCTGTAGGAATAAGTGCTGTACTAATCTTAGCGTTGATAGCTACAGTCTTAGTGTTAGCATCGCCAATGATAGTGTTGCCATCTATAGTAGCGTTATTATCAAACTTAGCAGCACCTGTTACATCCAGAGTACCAGCTAAATCAGCGTTAGCACCAGTGAATGTTACAGCAGTAGTTGTCCCACTCTTAAGTGTAAGGTTACCTGAGTTACTTGTCAAGGTAGCGTAAGTAGTGCCGCCATCCTTAAGAGCTACATTTCCACCATCAGCATCTAAGTTAATGTTACCAGCTACATCAACCAGTAAGTTACCAGCAGATACAGTGTAAGTATTGTCTGTAATGGTGGTGTAGTCGTTATCACCAATGCTTACTGTATCAATAAATGCTGTACCGTCTACGTACAGGTTCTTATACTCTAAACTAGATGTACCCAAGTCAATATCGTTATCTACTACAGGTACAACAAGACCGTCTTGGAAGCGAACCTGTTCAGTAGAGGTGTTAGATACTTCTACAAATAGACCAAAGCGATTGTCTGCTTGGCTTACTATAAGCTTATTCTTAGCATCTAGGTCAGCGATCAGAGGTACGTAGGAACCTTCATCAGATGAACCATCATGCTTGTGTCCTGTAGTCCCTGTGTTACTTTGTGTAAAAGCATCACGTAGTTTGTTGTACTCTGCGTTGATAGGCGCTGCGCGTACTACAGCGGTAGGTACAATGTCTGCAGTGGATTGGCGTGTATAGCCTGACATGTTTTATTCCTCTCTTAGCGCCTGTCGTTTAGGCCATATGTTAGTGTGATAGCCTGGATAGTGTGACTAGGCTTTGTATTGCTTGCCACGTAACGTACTGAGACAGACTTACCAGAACCAGCAATAGTAGTACTCTCTACAGGGGAAGGGTTACCATCGTATATGTCTGTAGAGTCAAACGTAGCTTTATCATAAAAGGCAGCAGCCCCTGCAGTAGATAAGAAGTAGTCTGAACTTAATTCTACTGAAGGATCTCCATAGTCATACTCAACAGCCATAACTACAGAGACTTCTCCCTCAGAGCGCATGTAAGTATCTATGTCATAGAAAGACTTACGAACAGCAGGGTCATCCATGTAGTAGAAGGGTGTCTGGAATAAACTAAAGATGTCTCTACCATCAAAGTCATTACCTACCTCTTGGCGAAATACATACCCGACACTATCTCCATGTATAACAAACTCTTCATCACCAATGTAACCACTGTCTGCACAGTTTACTGATACGCCTACTAACTGACTAAACTCAAACCCTGCACCACCCTGACCACTACGCCTGATAGCGCCAATGATACCAAGTGAATCTTGGTTAGTAAAGAATAAACGAAACTGTGACTTCTTTTTTATTACTACAGTAGTCATTGTAGCAAGGTCTTCGTTAGCTGTATAATCTTCAAAGATAGACTGAATAGGCTTAGACAATGTAGCCAACTCAATATCACCAATACGGTCAGTACCCGTAACGGGTCTAATGCCATCAGGTGCTAGAAATAGTATCTCACCATTAAACTCTGCTACACTGTCAGCGGCAACACAACCAAGGTTAGAGGTAACTGTTTGTAGTGCGAAGTCAGCAATGTTATTACCTACTAAGCGCTTAATGTTATTACGCCCAAAGATATACATCTCATTACGAAAAGTCTTAAGTTGTATAACTTCAAAGCCTACATTGATAACCCCTGCGCCACCTGCAGGAGTCCAATCAGTCTCATTTACTGGGGCGCTAAAGTATAAGTTGTAAGGCTCAGAAGGGTCACCAGCTAAGAATAAGTGATTGTTAAATGCTGCAACTAAACTAGGTGCGCTGGGCGCTTCTCCACCATTAAGTTGAACATACGTTGTACCATCCCAAGTAGCGGCAGGGTTAATGCCATCAGCCATAGCAAACTTAGCTGCACCCCAGTTAAAACTTTCAAAGCGTACCTTAGATACGCCAGTCATAGTGGGTGAACCTACACTAGTAACAGCCTGCCATCCTTTTACTACAGGAGTGGCCTGTACTGTACCTGTAGCCGTAGATGTACCACCTGTTAAAACATTACCTGTAGCGAATATAGCATCAGGTAGCTTGCCAAAGTTAATTACAAGAGCGTTTGCAGTTTTAGAGATGACTGTTCCTGTAGCAGCTACACCTGAATCGTCACTTGAGCTAACTACACCTGTTACAGTTTCACCTACTGCAAAGCCTGAACCCTGCCCTGAAGCTAATGTAACATCGTAGTAGTGATTATACCAGTGTAGATAGTTATTACCAGAAGCAGGTTTACGACAGCCAAAGATACCCTGGTTAATATTAGCAGATACATGTACGCCTAACACAGGGCTATTAGCTAATCCTGTAAGCTCACCATAAGAGTTTTTGTAACCTGATATACGTCTATACCCACCATTCAAGGCAGGCTCATAGTTGATAAGACGCAGTGCTGAACCTGCCATCTGACCACCCTGTGTTAAAGGGTCTTGGTTAACTACCAAGCCACCCATACAAGGTGTAGCAAAGGTACGTAGGTTATCAGCCATTAGTTAGTGCCAGTCTGCTTGTTGAAGTATCTGCCAGCTATTACAGAGGATCTAACATATAAAGGTAAGTCAAGAAGTAAACGGCGCATGTTATCCATACCATCCTCAAACTTCTGCTGGTGTAATGAAGCACTCTGTTCGTTAGCACGAAAGCGCATAAGATACATTGTAGCACCATCAACTATCACCGTGTTAAAGCGATCAGGTATTATACATAGATCATTATAAGAAACTAGATCAGAAGGATATGACCAGTAGCGGTACTCTAATTCGTATGCATCATCTGGTAGAGGTGTAATACCAAACTTCATGTCCTGTGTCTGGTAAGCAATGTTAGGTGTACTATACCCATCTACACCACTAACATCTTCACCTGAGCGATACTTACGAATGTAATCCTCATAAGTAATTACAGGTAGTCTAGCAGGTGTATTACCCTTAGAAGATAGACGCTTGAGGTAGATAGTGTCCCAGTCAATTTTAGAAGCATCTGGGGCAAAGTCATACACACCTGTACCAGCGGTAAGGGTTTGCGTATATGTTGTAAGTGTAAAAGGCCACTCTTGGCTGTTCTGCAGGATCTCACGTATAGCAGAGTTAATAGCATCCTTAGCTAACGCTTGTAAGTTACGTGCGTCACCAAAGCCATCACCACCAATATCAAGTTCAACTTCATTGACACGGCGTAGTGCCTGATTAACTAGAGTTACATAATTAGCCATAGAGCTATCCTAATGATAAGTGTGTTGAAGGGCCAGCCTCTTGACAAGACCAGCCCAACAAACTAAGTAGTATTAAGCAGCGTTGTAACGTACTGTTAGCAATGCCTCTGGACGGAGAATCTTGCGTCCGTAAAGGTGCATACCACGTACAATGTCTGCGAATGAGTCGGGATCACGATAGTTCTCGACTTTGTTGATCTGCTCTGCAGAAGCAACAGCATCCTCCTGACCAGCTACAATAACGCCATAGTTAGCGTCTTGTGCAGTTGTACCAGAAGTACCAGCGCCAGTGCCTTTTGCTGGAAGGTTCGTAGACACATAAACACGGAAGCCGTGCAAGTTGTTTAGAACCAAGCCATTCATAAGACCTGCCCCACCGAAGTCAGCATTTAATACGCGACTGTCTTCGTCTTTGAGCATCTCTACGAACACTGGGTCAACACAGATCCAACGCCCACGTGAGTCAACACTTGCTGTATCCATCTTACGAGCCATACGAGCTACGACTGTTAAAGGAGATACTGTAGTTGCTGACAATGCAGTTGCACCTGGTAAACGTGGTGCTAATGGAACTGAGTCTCCTGCTGTAGCAGAACCTGAGATGGTCAAGCTTGAGAAGTCAGTTGCGTCCAAGTGGTTCGCAGCAATGTATTCACCAGTAGCAGTCAAAGCAGTTTGCTTATCACCTGATGAACTAGTGATGTGAGCACCAGCAGCAGTGTGACCTGAGAGGTACGACAATACGTCTGCGTCCATTGCATCAGCCATCTTATATGCTGCACGATCAGCAGCCAAAGATGTGAAGTCTACATTTGAGAACTGCTCTTCAATGTCATCCATTTTGAAAGCAAAGTAGTTAGCTTGGTCAATGGTGAGCGAGAAGTCAGAATCATCAAGTTTCTCTACTGAGATACCTGTGTGACGCTGCAGAGCGTTGACTGTTACGTCTGGCTCTTTCTGAATGCGAACAGTGTCGCCTTGGTTTGCAATCTCACCGAAATATGAGTTGTTGGTGATTGCGTTAGTAACAGCAGCCTTGCGTAGAGCAATCTGTGCCTGTTTGGAGTAGATAATCGGGGAGAAGTTCCCGTTAAATCCACCACCAGCGGTTCCAATAGCCATAATAATTCTCCTTTATAGATATGGCGTGAGATTTAGACACTACATATCCACAATAAAAGAGGCTCTTTGTTCTAGGGTAGTCAGCATTGCTATCAGGAGGGCCATCCTTCAAGCGCTGGGCCTATACTCAGAGGTAGTTCTTCGTGTGGCTAGTGCTTATTTAAAAGCATGTACAGGCAGTTAATGCCTGACACTGTACATACCTATAGTTTTATCTACGATTAAAGAAATGTCAAACTATTTCTTACTCATATCGTAAATAAATTTACCAGAGCGCTGAGCATCAAAGATCTCATCCATGCGCTTCTCGTATTCTTTTAGTGACATCTTGGATACCTGTGATTCACTGAGGTACTTAGATGAGTCATCTGTATCTGGTGTAGCACGTCCCTTAGCCTTAACTGAAGACGCAGCTGCTTTATCAGAGTCATTAGTGCTTTTAGTCTTGATGCCCTGATCTGACTTGTATAGATCAATAACACGTGCAACAGACTTAGCATCTTCACTATTCTCGTATAAAGCATCCTGTACGACTTTAGGCTGTTTCTCTGCCCAAGAATGAAATGCATCATCAGCACGAATATCTTTAAAGTCAGGATGCATAGAGAGTAACTCTGCTTCTGCTTTCTCACGCTTAGCTGTTGAGCGTAAAGCTTCAATCTCTTTTAAGCGCCCGTCAAGCTCAGATGAACGTTCACTAGCTTTCTTATCAGCGATAGCTTCTACGATACCTGCAACGTCTGGGTACTTCTTAGCCCAAGCCTCTACCTCATCTTCTGACTTAGGTAGTACAAGCTCATTTTTTGTAGCCGCATCAAGCTGAGAAGTTAGCTTATCAAGCTGTGCCTGAAACTCTTTCTCTTTCTCTTGAGTGTGACGCCGTAGATCACCGTAACGCTTCTTGAAGTTCTTCTCTTCTGCACTTAGATCTTCATCTTCTTGTGCTTGAGCTTGTGGCTTTTCTTCTTGTTTGGGACTACCTTCTGCCTGAACTGAGGATTCGCTAGGCTCTGAGCTATTGGGTTCCGCTTCAACAGCTTCCTCTTCTGTTTCATCTTGCGTTACCCCTGCTTGCTTGAGCAGTTCTTTTAGCTCAACCTCATCACGTTCTATACGAGATAGGTTACGATTATGTGACACTGAGTCCGTTTGAATTTGGGCTTCCGACATTTATTACTCCTTATGTTGGGGCCAGCCGTAGCTGGGTAGCCTTATAGTTATATTGGTAGTTACTTCTTTTTCTTCATCAAGCCGCCATCAGAGAAACCTCTTCCACCGCCACGGGCAGCAGACTCAAGTTTTTCTTTAATTTTATCACCCTCTTTTTGTATGTCACTAATCTCACTTTCAGTGGCTAGGTTTTCTTCTGCAGCAGCTACTACTTCAGCTGTACCCGCATCTGCGTTGCTGGCTGCATCTGCAAATATGTCAGTTGATCCACTAGCATCACTGCCGCTGTCTGTATCACTAGAAACAGTAGGTGCTAATGGGCCTTTATAATCTCTAGCACCAGGTTCATCGTCCAAGACCGTCATTGTGATAGGAGAAGGTGCTGGAATTGGTGGCATACCTGTTGGAACATATCCCGCTTCTGGAGAGTATGCTAAAGCTGCTTCTACTGTAGCGGTGATCTCCTCAGGGGTCATTACAGTACCTGCTACATCAGGCTTCTTAGATTCCTCTTCTGTCTTGCCAAATAATCTCTCAAAGAATCCTGGCTGATCTGCAGTCATAGTCTCTGTAAGATCTGTATAGAAAGCCTTCTGTTTAGCATCTAATGAACCGTCTTCCATTCTCCGTTGTAACTCTTTAGTTATTTGCTTAGATTGATGCCACGAAGCTGCTTTAAATGCCATACCTAGAAGAGGGTTAAGCATACCTAGACCTAATGAAATAGCGGTTGAGTTTGTGCCTTTCTGATCTTCAACTAAACCACGAAGCTCTTCTGCTGATAGTGCTTTGTAGTCTATAGGCTCAGGGTTTTGCATAGGAGGAGGGCCATCATCATTATCATTAACAACAGCTTCTTTAGCTTCAGTAGGTGTAGCCTCAGGAGTATATGGAGAGTAGCCTGCTGGTATTACACTCATAGGCATACCGTTGAAGAATAATATAGTAATGATATTACCTTCAGCATTGGTATACTGACGTTGCTGCATTCCTGTGCCTTGATAATTCTCCTCAGTCAGAGGCAGATCACCTGTATCAGCTAAACCGCCAGGAGCATAACCAGAGATGAAACCACCTTCATTCATCATGGGCTGTTCTGGCTCACCATCATCAACCATCTGTAACTCAGAGATGTCAAAGGGCAGTTCATCACCACCCATCTCTATACCAATAGGCTCACCACCAATACGTCCATTAGCTTCCATAGATGCGAAACCACGTTTAGCTTCTGCACGAATATCCTCAAAGAACTTAACACCAAAGAAACGTACTACATCAGCAGGTACAACATACTCACCCTCACTTAGTTGAGCAGGAATGTCATCACGTACTTCTTCTGGTAAGGAGCCTGTAGGTACTTCATTGCCTGACACTGGGTCTACATCTTCTGCTAAACCCCCTAATGCAAAGGCTTTTACAGTTTGATCCTCTTCACCTTGCATCATCTCTGCGTATTGATAATCGTCCATTACAACCCCACCCTTTGAGTAGCCTCTATTAAGTTCATCAAGCGTAGGGAGATCCTTGACACCTGCAGCTTCATTTATAGCATTTACCTCTTCACGAGATAAAACACGATTTACTTTCATTTCACCGCCAATAAGCCATTCACCCGTCATGTTGGGATTAGTCTTATAACGGTAATGCCCCATGCTAGGCATCTCATCATTTATGTCTGCAGTACGTACATCTGGTGTACCGTCTTTTTTTATTCTTGCCTTAGCGTTAGCTATAGCTTGCCAATCCACGTCTGCAGGCATCTCTACTTCTGCCCATACCTGATCTTCACCACGATACTTTACAGATTTACCATTTATTTTAGTTTCTGGCCCGATATGTGTGGCTATAGGAACATCACCAGCGTGCCATCCTGGCCTAGCAGCAACAGCTTTTATAGACTTAGCTTTTGATCCTTTAGGTAAGAAACCTGCTTCTATAAGTTTGTCACGAGTTTCTTGATCCGGTATCTTTATAGAGTCTCCCGTGCCTTTTTTACCTGCTGTTCCTCTAGAGGGTACATACTGCTTACCGTTTTCAGCTGTGAATCTGTAATCAGGAAAAGTAGCATCTAACCATGTACCTGTAGGTACTTCTGTATCTGCGTCTACAAAGAGAGGATATAACTTACCATCCTTCCCTTTAGTGAATAGTTTATAGGCTTTAACCGTTTTCTTAGGTTGCTTTGGTGCTAGTCTTACATTACCTAAACCTGACCCCATAGCGTTAGGGTCAACCTCTACACGTTTAGCTACATCAAATACTTCTTTAGCACCTTTCTTAATGGCTTTAGCAGCAGCATCACCTAGACCCGGAACAAGACCTACAAGAGTAGCGCCACCCAGCGCACCTGCTAAGTAGTAGTTAGGCTCATCTTTCTGTAGTTCATCGTAGACTTCCTTAGCCGCCATAGCGTCACCAATGATAGGTGTAGCACTAGCAACAAAAGTAGCAGCATCCTTAAAAGACACCTCTGGAATGTCTACTGCAAGTTTTTTACCTTCTGCAGCCCAACCCAGTGCCTCTTCTGTTTGTTGGTCTAAGTCAGCCATTCACGTAGTCCCTCAAGTACTTAAGTTGTCTCAGAGCTTTGATAGCACCTTGGTGGCGGTATAGCTCAGCAGTGTCTGTAACATTCTCCATGCTACGATGCTGTGTAGAGATGCGCTCCTCAATCTCAATGAGGAACGCTTCCCATGTAGTTTTATCGTTAACGAAGCTCTTAAGCGACATTACCAGTAAACCCTTGCTCACCTGGTGTAGGTGCTGTACCAATGCCTATCTGAGAGCCACCACCACCTGAGGTGTCCTGTACGCCCTGTGGAGCCTGTCCTTCTGGCGCTGGGCTACCCTCAGGCATGTTTACACCTTCTGGCCCTGCAGGGGGCTGTGCTGGCTGCTGAAAGCCTTTGAGGATCTCAGCTTGAATGGCAGCATCCTGCATGGAGTTAGTAACCTTGTCTGGGTCAAGATCCATAGACTTAGCAATCTCACGAATAACGTAATCCATCTTAGCAAAGGGAGCTAGTACTGGATTCTGTGCAACCTGTAGGAATTGCATCAAGCGTTGTGAGCGTACTTCGTTAGCCATCAAGCTCTCTGTACCAGATGCGTTAACCTCTAAGTCACCACGAATAGTCTCATCAAAATCAAATTGCATGTTGAATGAGAAAAATGATTTACCTAGTGGACGCAGTAGATAGTCATCTATGTTCTTAACTACTGTACGGATACTACCATTAGCAGCAGACATAAGCATGCTAATACCAGATGCCGTTCTACCCACACCCGAAATACCAGTTTGACCATGAGCAAAAGAAGGGAACCCAGTACTTTCATCAGCTAATACTCGTGCTTTATCAAAGAGTTGCATGTTCTCTTGTGCTACATTGGGAAACTTGGTGCCAAAAATGCCTTGTCCTGGTGCGCCCCCCTGTCTGCGGAACACTTTGCCAGGGTATACAGAAAGATCCTGTCCTGGAACTAGGTTAGTCTCATCTACTTCAATAATCAGATTACCAGATAGTGCAGCATTGTCAATAGCCATACGCATA